CTGACACTACTGTTCGTTTTACTGTAGACGGGGCTCTTAAAGCTGAAATTGAGTTCACAAATGCTGATTTTGAAGATGATTTAGCTGTAGCTACAGTGCCTGAAATAGTTGATGCTATGCAGTCTGCTATTGAAACTGCAAATGAAGCTGATGATTATTGGGTAGACCAGGTTGGTTCTGGAGAAGAAGCCCAAATCAGAGTGTTTTCTCAAAATACAACTATGACAGATAATAAAATTGAAATTGCTGACGGTACTCATGAGAACACCACTTTAGGGTTTGATGAGAATGATGTAGATTATGGTAAACAAGCCTTAATTGGTGTTGAAGAAATGGCTAATGATGCTTATTTTATTGCTGCTTCCTTAGTTGATAATACTACTGATAATGTTTCTTATAAAGAGATTACTGCTGAAGGGTTTGAACTTGTCTGTAGTGATACAAGTGCCACAAGTACTGTTAGGATTCTTGTTGTAGGTCAAGTTAGTTAAGAGAGGAGGTGTTGTTGTGGAAGGAACTATAATAAAACAAAATGATGAACAGCAGATTGTTACTGGTGCTGTATTGATTCCTGATGAACCAGACCATGATGGTGATACTATAACTAAAGAGAAGATAGAAGAAGTGGCTTATGAGTTTATGCTTAATTATCGTAACATAGATATACAACATACATTGAATAATGTAGCCTATCCGGTTGAAAGTTGGGTTTTGAGAGAAGGTATTCAAGAAGAAACTGTACATGACAGTAACCAACAGGAACTTCCAGAAGGAACTTGGATGTTAAGTGTTCATGTTCCTGATGAGGATACTTGGAAATCGGTTAAAAACGGAGAACTTACTGGTTTTTCAATGATGGGTGTCCCTGAGGTAGTTAAAGCCATAAAAAAATCTAAAGACAAGGTGGCTTTAAAACGAACTACTTTACAGGATATGGAAGATGCAGGACATGATTGGATAGTTCCTGCTGTAAGTCTTGTAGATGAGCCTGCTGTTCCTAAAGCTGAATATGTCAGTTTAAAAGATAAAGGAGGTGATGTAATAGGCAAACTAAGAGAGGTGCTGGGGTTAGATGATAACCAATCCCCTTTTGCGGTACGGATTAATGGTAAAAAATATAACTTCAAAGAGGGTCGACAATTTAACAGAGAAAATAGAGAAAAACTTGAAGCTATGCTGATAGCATTAAGTGATATGTTAAGTGGAATTGAAGTTGAGTTAATTGACCATGAAACAGGAAGAACCTTTAATCCACAGGATATTATTCAGCAAATTGATGAAGAAGAGGAAGATGTAGAACAGCATACAGCAGGTTGGGCAAGTGTTCTGCGAAGTATTTTCTTTGGTAAAGAATATGAAAGAGAAGATATTGATTTAAGAGAAGTAGCAGGTATGTTGGCTGCTGTAACAGATAGACCGGTCAGTGAAGTGCAAGACTGGTTAGCTGCCATTGACCCAGAACAAGAGGTAGATAGAAGAACCTTAATGGCTATGATGTTGTGGGCAGGAGATTATGATGGTATATCTGCTGGGGAGGGTTTATCTGCTCTAGCAGAATTTGAAGATACAGATACAGACTCTAGTAAGGGAGGTGTTGATATGGAAGAAGAAAAAATTGTAGAGCTCTTAAAAGAGTATGAAGAAAAAATTGATGAAAAAATTGAATCCTTGAAGGGTTTATTAACTGAACAGGAGGATACTGAAGAGGAAATAGAAAAAGAAGAAGAACAAGAAGAAGCAGAAAAAGAAGATATTGATGAAGTTGAGGAAGAAGAGGCTGAAAATAAAGAAACTGAAAAAGAAGTTGAGAAAGAAGGAGTTGAAAAAGAGGAAACTGAAAAAGAAGTTGAGGAAGATGAGACAGAAAAAGACGAAGAAGTAGAAAAAGAAGAAGATGATTCTGATGATGGTTCTGAACAGGAAAATGAAAAAACCCACAAAGAACTAGAAAATATCCGTGGGGAACTTGATGCTGTTAAAGCTGAAAAAGAAGAATTAGAAGATGTTCTTCAAAAAATACAGAAAAAATTTGATGGTACTATAAAGTCTAATCAATTAGAAGGTCAAGATGATGGTAAAGACACAAAGACAAGTAAGCAGAGACTGTCAAATAGAGATGAATTTGGTCGCAAACGAAAATAATTAAAAAGGAGAGGTGATTACATAATGGATACTAAAAACATACTTAAACAAATTAATGGAGCAGTAAAAGATATAACTACTCCCACCACTATGGGGGATGCTCTGTTAAACCCGGAACAATTTGACCGTTTTGTAAGAGAAATGCAGGATGAAGCCATTATTTTAAATGAAGCTAGGTATCATGAGATGGATGCTCAAAAGTCTAATATTGATAGAATTGCCTTTATGGATAGGGTGCTTGAAGCTGGAGGTAGTGAAAAGGAACTTGCTGAAGATGATTATGCAAGTCCTAACACTAAACAAAATCAGCTAATTGCACATGAACTTCTGGCAGTAGTTGCTCTTGAGGATACTACTGTAAGGCGTAATATTGAAAGAGATAGTCTGGAAGACACCATTGTTACTTTATTGGGTGAAGCTGCTGGTAGAGATATGGAAGAATATTCTATCTTTGCTAGTGAGGATTTTGATTCCGATTTATATAACGATGGAGAAGGTTGGTCTGCTATTGACATGACTGATGCTTGGGTTAAAACAGCAGCCAACAAACTTTGGGAAGGTGCTTTTGACGATACCGCAGATGGTTGGCCTGAAGACCTTTTTCAGGAAATGTTAGAGTCGCTTCCTAAAAAATATCTTCAAAATAGAGGAGATTGGAGATTCTATGTGCCTTGGGAACTTGAAGATGCTTATCGAGACCTCTTAAAAGATAGAGGTACTCAATTAGGTGATGAAACCCAAGCCCAATATCCTCCGATAGCATATAAGGGTATTCCAGTCGTTTATGCTCCTATGCTTGAAAGATATGACGCTAGAACCACTATGCTCCAGAACCCCGATAATATGGTTTGGGGTGTGTTCCATGACGTTACTCTGGAAACTGAAAGAGAAGCTAAAAAGCGTAGAACTGATTTTGTTCTAAACTTTGAAGGGGACGCAAAGTATGAAGATGAAAATGCAGCCGTTGTAGCTGTGGATGCTGATAATACTGATGATGCTGAAAACGGTGAAACAGGAGAACATCCTTTAGCTTAACATTAATATAATGGGCGGTATTGTATCCGCCCTTATTCTTTCTTTAAGGAGGTAAGAATATGCCAAGATTAATTGTTACAAATAATTCTCAACAAACAGTTAGAAGGGCTAATAAAACGTTTCCTCCAAAAGAAACAAAAGAAACATTTATTAGGGAGAGTAAGACCAATCAGATTGATGCCTGTAAATACCTAGATTGGGAGTATACTGAGGAAGATAAAGTGAGAATGGCGTTAAAAACTGCTGATTTAGATAATTTAGAAGAAGAATATACTGCTAGAGAATTAAAAGAAATGGCTCGCAAGGTAGGTACTATAGAAGGTTATGCAAAGATGGTTAAAGCTAAATTAGCTGAACACCTTTTAGAAGCAGCCATAGACATAGGTCTTTATAAACAAGACAGTGAAGAAGGTGATGAAGATGAAAGCACTGATAGCAAACAACAATGATTTTGCAATAGGTGCAGAGGGAACTTATTTTCCCAAACAAGAGAAAAAGGAAATTGAAGTAGATATAGAGTTACTGCGTACTTTAAATAAACACACACAAATCGAAGTAGAAGATGTGTATGATTTTAATCCTAATAAGTTGTCCCATGATAAATTACAAACTATAGGGGTTGCTAAAGGGTTATCCAATATAGCAAGTTATACTAAAGATGAATTTATTTTAGAGTTTGGCGGAGATTTGGGTGATGAAGAAGGTGATAGCTAATGCATTATGGAGAAATAGGAGGAGTTAAACTTAGAGCAGGTGTTGACCCCTTGGATTTATTTGAAGATGAGAATGAAATATCAGCAGAAAGTCAACTAGACACTTATATAGAAAAATTACTTATTAGGTCAAAAGAGTATATTGATTTTTATACCAATAATGAGTTTACTGATGAGGATAGAAGTGCTTTAGTTGATGATATAGCTGAACGAATTGCTAGTAGAATGTTAAATATTACAGTAAGAGACCAAACAAATCAAATGTTAGAAGTAAATGATTTTAATGCAGAATTTATTAGAGATGAAGTTATGACAGATGCTATTAAATCAGATTTAGATATGTTACCTTCTGCTAATAAGAAAGTTCAGGGAAAAGGCGAAATTGATGTGGGTATTGTGGCTGATGAAGACGATTTTAATTTTTACCAGTAGGTGATGAAATGCAAAAGGCAAGTTAGAGGATATACCGTAGGACTTACGGAATTTTAAGCCTGTGGAGATGGTGGATTACCACTTCTAAGAAGCAGGAATCCTCGTGGGCTTGCTCCGAGGAGGGTCAAGAAATGCAAATAATATTTGAAGTAGATGGGTTTGATGATATTGAGCAAAATTTACACCTACTATCAGATAATGTTGTTGATGATGCTGTTCGTTTTGTAGCAGAAGATGCTCTAGAGGAAGTTAAAGAAGAGATGCCTCGAAAGTCAGGGGATATGGTAGAGGGTGCTAGTATGGAACAAGTCGGAGAAGCGGTTTATGGTGTCTTCAACACCCAACCTTATCGCTGGTGGGTACATGAAGGGACAGGAATATATGGTGAACATAGTCATCCTATTGTACCTGTTGAGGCTGATTTTTTAAGGTTTGAAATAGATGGTGAAGTTATTTATGCTGCATCAGTAAAAGGACAGGAATCCAATCCTTTTTACACTAGAGCGAAAGAGAATGTGCAGGAAAGAGTAACAGACCATATAAGTAGGGCGGTGGAACAATATGTCTCTACATAATAAAATTACTGAAATTGATAATGCTGTGATAAATGATTTAAAGGAAATTACTTTTAGTCAAATAGATGAAAGATTTTCAGAATTAAAGATTATTCATGGAAGAAGGGAAAGAGGGAGAAAGTTCAGACAACCTGTGATGCCTGTAATGTTTGGTAATGCCAGTATAAATCATTCTGGTAGTTCTATTGCAGAAGAGTGGGTATATCCCTTTTCTCTAGTATCGCTAATAATAGGTAGAGATGCAGAAACAGATAGAAAACATGCTAATGAGATAGTGCTGTTGGCTAGTGATGAGTTAACCCAAGACCGTAATCTAAGGGGTACAGTAAGGGATTTAGTGAGAACATCTTATGTACCTGCTGATGATAGGTCAGAAACAAGCAAACATTTATTTGGTAGTGCAGTAGAATTAGAAGCGAGATTTAAATACCGAACATAAGGAGAGGTGATTTATATGCCAGATGAAAGAATTTTAAGATATGCCAGCATAGGTATCGAAGACCCTACAGCTGATTTTGGTGATGCTAGGGCTTTAGATTTACCTGATGATTCTGATGAGTTTATTGATATTGACATAGCTAGTGCAAGTTTAGACACCCCTGATGATACTGTATTAAATTATGATGGGGGGTTAAGCAGAACAGTTCATACTCATAGACCTGGTCCATATATACCTGATGGTGATTTAGAATATGGGTTTGATATTAAAACTATATTCCACCTATTGTATTTAGTTTTTGGAGATGTAACTCAAACAGCAGAGCCGAATGAAGAACAAGATTTATATGAATATGAGTTTACACCCCTAAGACATAGTTTAATACTTCCTTCGGCTACTACATTACTTGGAAAAGACCATTTTGAGCATAGATTCCAGGGATGTACAGTAAATGAATTAACCATTCAGATTGATGATGAGTTCGCTATGGTTACAGCAGATATAGTAGCACATAGTGATTCTAAAAATGACATAAGGGATATAGAAGACTTAGAGTTAAGTGAAGCCTACCCTATAGCTTTTTATGAAGCTAGTATTGAAATTGGTGAAGAGGGTGAAACACAAACTAGTTATGATGCAGAAGTAGAGAGTATGGAATTAACTATCACTAACAATACTGACGCTGCTGCAGGGGTTGGTTTAGGCAGTAGGTTCCCGGATAGGATTATTGCTGGGGATTTTGAAGTTACTGCTAATTTAGATATTGCTTTTGAAGATACTACTCACCTCGAACATTTCTGGGGTGACGCAGCCGCACCTACTGATGAACTTCAGGATATTATGAATGTAAACCTTATATTTGAATCTGCTCCTTATGAAGAAGGAGAAGAAACAATAGAAGGAGCAAAATTAGATTTTCATATGCCGCATGTATTATATCAAACTATTAATCTGGAGCCCTCTGGTAGAGATAGAATGGTACAAAGTGTAGATATGATGGCTTATTATGATGAAGATAGTGATTATGAAATTTTAGCTGACCTATCTAATAATGTAGACTATACAACGGACTATGCTCATATAGAATTTAGTGCCTAATAACTTATAAGGAGGAAAGATAATGAAAAAACAAGATTTGTTAAGAACTACTGATGATACAAAGGAAATTACAGTAAGTGGGTTTTCAAAAGAGAAGGGCGATAATGGAACAGTTGATTTAACTATTAGACCTTTATCGGATAAAGAAATGACAGAAGCTGAATCTATTGCCCTAAAAGGTGTAAATTTTGATAAGGATAGTCTTAATGCTCAAACTGCTGACAAGGTAAGAAAAATGAAAAATAAAGGGCTGGATAATAAAAAGATAGCCCAAGAGGTTAATAAGAGTTTAAGTGGAGTGAATATAGATATAGAAGAGTTTCTTAATCATGGTAAACAATCAACTTATATTATAGCTGCTTATGGTTTGTCCTGCAATGGGGAGGATTGGGAACCAGATGAAGTAGGTCAATTACCTCCTGGTATACCTGATGAAATAGCAGAGAAAGTAAGACAAATAAGTGACCCTCAATTGTTTAATGAGGAGGACGAGGAAAATTTTTAAATTTTGTTAGGGCAAACCTTGACTATTATTTTCTCCATGAAAAAGGTTATAAATTCTGTGATAATGCTATGGAGATAACCAGAATACAAAAACAATTTCTAGTTAAAGCAGAAGATGTTATACAGCTCGGTAAGCAGGATTTACAATCTAATGGATTTTCAAATAACCCTAAAAAGGCTGAATTAAACCAAGGGAGAAAAAGTATGAAAAAAGGACAAAAGCCAAATGTGCAATCAAAAGACAGACTAAAACAGAAATATAAAGAGAAGGTAGGAGGTGGCAGTGGTGGCAGAACAAGCTGATTTATTGATAAAAGCGATTGATGAAGCATCCAGTACTTTAGAGCAGATTGAGGATAACACCCGCCAAACAGCTGAATCTCTTGAGGATGCTGGGGAAAGTGGCAAACAAGCTGGTGAAGACGTTAGTACAGGGTTAGATGAAGGGGCAGAATCATCTATTAATTTTAAAAGAAATTTGGCCCTTGCAACAGGTGCTGTCGTAGCTGCCACTGCTGCTGTTGAAAGTTTACAGAGGGATTTAGCAGAAATGAATAGGGTTCTAGAAGGTGTTGCCACAATGGTCGGGGCTAATAGTCAATATCTACGAGATATGGTTGTAGACATTGCTAATGTTACCCGACCTGTTGAAGAATTAGTTTATGGTTTTGATGCTCTGCAGAGAAGAGGGATAGAAAATGCAGATGCTATGGGCATACTGGCATTAAGATATGATGAACTTGCTGATGCCTTAGGTAGAGAAATGCCAGAAGTGTTAAGAGAAACAAGTAGATTGCTTGGTGTCTTTGGTGAAGGTATTCATCAGGTTACAGATTATCAAGACCAATTAACTTATCTCTTTAGAAGAACCCCGATGGATTTACAGAATATGAATGCTATGTTACGAAGGGGCGGTGGTGCAATAAGGACATTTAATTTGGACTTAGATGAAGCTATTGCACTTATAGGGGTTCTTTCTAGAGGGTTCCAGGATGGTGAAACTGCAGCCAGAACTCTTCGTCTTGAAGCTATGAGAGCAGAGGGTGATTTTAACCAATTTCTACGTACAGTTGGGGTAACAGAAGGTCAAATAGAATCTATGAAACAAGAAATGGAAGATGCAACAGGTATAACTGAAGAATTAGCTGACCAAATGTGGGAGAAAATGACTCCTTTACAGCATTTAGAGATGTTACTGGACAGGATTCAACTACAGTATAGTGACTTATTTGAGGCTTTAAGTTTATTATTACCTCTTTTAAGTAGTGTTGCTATGGCAGTTACTATGACTGTAGTTTCCTTACATAGTCTAATTGAAATTTTTAGCACACTTAATACTTTGATAACAACAAAGTTCGGGATTACTTTATTAAGTTTAACTGGTAAATTTCTAGGGTTTGCAACTGCAATAGGGTTGGTTTTATGGTCACTAGAGGATTTAACAAGCGATGTTAGTCAACTAAACACCGATTTGAGGGGTTTAGAACATAGACTAGAAAATGCTGGTGATGCAGTTGATTATTTTTTGGATGACCCTGATGCTGATGATTTTTTAGAGATAGTACAAAGGATTGACGAAGAAACAGATACTGCAAGGAAAAGAGCCAGGGAGTTAGGTTTGGCTATGTCTGAACACGGAGAAGGAGTCGGGGAAGCCAGTCAACACTATAATGCTTTACAGCGTGCCATACAGGAATTAAAGGAAGAAATAGAAGATGAAGAGGAATTACAATTTTTAGAAGATATAGATGTTACTGCAGAAGAAGATTTAAATAAATTAAGGGATTTAATGTCCAGAGTTTATGGGGAAGCTATTGAAGACGTAGAAAGAGAGATTGAAGGTGCTGATAAAGGTATTATCACTAGACATTTTGAGGGTGTAGTTGATAGTATTTTAGATGATATACCGAGTATGTTAGAAAGATTATCTGATAGGCTTAGTGGTGGATTTGAAAATATGTTAGAAACTCTTGAAGATATATTTTTAGACCACGATATTCAAGAAATGTTAGATGAATTAGACTATGAAGCCGAATTTGGAGAAGAAGGCCTAATGGGGTTAGCTGAAAGTTTAAGGGTTGGAAGGCTTGAACTTAATGAATTAGTAAATTCTACTGATAATTTAATAAAAGGTATAGAGAAAACAGAACAGAAAACAGGTGAGTTTTACAGCACTCAAGATGCAGGTATTGATATTATTAACGTTTATGGGGATGCGCTTACTGAATTAGCAACTGATTTTAGAGTTTTAGAATATTCTATGGAAGAAGTAGATAAACAGTATGAAGAATTTATAAAAGAACAGGGAGATTCAGTTAAAGCAGGTCAATTTCAAATTGAAGTATTAAAAGAATCTAGACAGCAATTTGAAGAATATGCCAGGGCAGTGTCTGAACAAGCTGCTGATGTTGCAGGAACAATGAGTGATAATACTGAAGTGGTAGAAACATTAAGAGATATGTACATAGATTTAATTGATTTAGGATTACAACCTGGACAAGATGAGGCTGAATATTTTGAAAGAACTATAAAAGTATTAAGTGGTAGTATAGCTGATGTTAGTAATCACGGTGAAGAGCTTAATAACATACTTGACAGATTAAATGAAACTTTCCATGAAATTGACATAAGAGACACCCAAGGTTGGGATGAAGACTTTAGAGCAACTGAAGAACAGGCTAGAGCATTAGAAAATGCTATTGTGGATTTGAGTTTATTATTACACGCTGAAGATATTAGTTTAATGGATAAACAACAGGTAAGAGAAGAGTTATCTTTCTTACAACAACAACGCAATGCTTTACAGGTTGAAACAACTCAAGTAGCAGACATAATGGAACAACTTGAAGATAATTTAGATAGAATTGACCTTGAAGCCAGTATTCTTGATGTAGATGACTTAGATGTACAACAGCGAAAGGTTTCTGAATTAAGGTCTGCCTTGAGAGACTTGTTAGATGTAGAGGATGAAAATATTAGTGAGCAGATAGAGTATATAACCGGGTCGTTAGATGAGTTTGATTTGGAATTAACAGAAGCAGAGCAGTCATTTGAAGATTGGGAGGAGAAGTTTCCAGAACTACAAGAACTACAGGGTGAATTTGGGGATAGGTTAGATTTAACTAATGATATGATGTCAGCAACTGAAAGTACAATCATGGATTTACTTCCTCACTATACGGATTTGGGGGACGAAATACATACTTTATTAGATATACTTGTGGAAATGGAACAGGCTCAAGGTGAAGAAATATTTAATCGTATAATGGACTCTATAGAGGATATAGACACAATGGAAGAATTAGGGCTAATTGATGAATTTGCAGCTATGAGACAAGAAGCACAACAGTTAGAAAATGGCATTGTAGAACTTATAGAAGCAGAGGGTGAACATAAAGAAACTATTGCAGATTTACTCATAGAGTATGAAGATTTAAGACAGCAATTACACCCTGTAAATCAAACCCTTAGAGAACATGGTGATGAACTTGAATTTATTTCTACAATGAATCAGGAGTTAGGGGATAGTTATGATGAAACTACAGCTGAAATGAGAGCAACCCAATCTGCAATGGAAGAGTTGTTGCAGTATCAAGCAGCGGGGGTAACCTTAACCCAAGAACAAAAGGAAGAACTAGAAAAGTTAATAAATAGATTTTTAGAGTTAGATGAAGCACTTGAACAGGAAAGACTGAATGATAGATTAGTTGACATGTATGAAAGTTTGGAAGATATAGAGGAAGTAGGAGAAGTTCTTGAGTGGGACGATGTAGATGATAGACAGTTAAGGCAAATAAACTCTTTAATAAGAATTATGACCGAAGAGGAAGAAAAAATACTAACCTTACATGACGAGCAACAGATTACCTTACAAGAGCTTATAGATTTAAGAGAAGAACTGGCTGATGCAGTAGAAGACCCTGATGATTTAGATGATGTAAATCAAAGGTTAGTGGATATGTATGAAAACCTAGAAGTTATAGAAGAAGTTGGTGAAGTTTTAGGTTGGGAAGATGTGGAGGATAGACAATTAAGGGAAATAGAAAATATAATACGAAGAATGGTTGAAGAAGATACTGAACTTATTGAACTAGAAGAAGGCAGATTGGTAACTATGGCAGAGTTACTAAGTAGAAGAGAAGACATCAAACAACAAGATGAGGAAATTGCTACTGGTTGGGGTAGAATCGGTAGTGAAATTACAGGTATGGTGCCCTACCTTGATGATATGATAGATAGAGTATCTGATTTAACTGAAGATATAGATATAGGAGAAGCTATTGGTAGTGTAATGGAAAATATTGGTGATTCTATGGCTGATGTTGAAATACCTGGATTGAGTATACTAGGAGATGCTTTTGGTGGGCTTAGTTCTATGTTTAGTTCTTTATTAGGCCCACTAGGTATTTTATTAGATATATTTATGCCTGTTATACAAAATATGGAAGTATTCCAAGATTTATTAGATATAGCAGGTAATTTCTTAGCTATACTAATAGAACCTTTAAAGCCTATTCTTCATCTGTTAACACACCTAGAGCCTATATTAGATGCTATAGGTATGTTACTATCTCAAGCAATAGAACCTGTCTTTAGAGCCTTATTTCCGGTTATCAGGTGGGTGGCTATGGGGTTAAATAGATTGATTTGGGTATTACAACACGTTAGAAGAGGGTTCTTTGAGGTTCTACTTGCTCTAGCCGAAGGTATTGACAGTATACCCTTTGTTAGTGCAGGTAGTGCTATTGCTTATTTTGAAAGAAAATTAGAGGAAACTAGTGACAGTATAGATGAGTTAAATGAAAATTATGATAAATTAAAAGAGATGACCTATGATAATGCTAAGGCTAAAGAAGACGAGAAAAACGCTACAGAAGATGTAAATGAAGAATTACATCATGTTCCAGAAGGATATAAAGTAGCATTATTAAGATTTCAGGCGATGTCTGCAGAAGCTGAACGAGGACAAGAAACAACAACTGCGGCTCAAACAGCTCAAGCAAGAGAAACCGAACAAACAGAAGAAACCGGAACTGCTGGACGAACCGGAAATGGATTAATCGTAATTCTAAGAAAAATTCTACAGGAATTAAAGAAATTAAGTACTGGTGACGTTAATGTTGACGCTACAATAATTAGTGATAATCCTGAAGAGATTTGGAGAAGAATTAAAGAAATTATTGATCGAGAACGATACGAAGAAACAGGAACGATTGTAGAGACTGATAGCAGATATACGTAATATGAAAGGGGTGAGAAATTATGGCGAACGAGGATAATATCGTTGATGTAAGATATCCGTTAGTTCAAGGAGTAACTAAGGACGGGACTCCGGTTAAAATGAGAGTTAATGAAGAAGGCGAACTAGTATCGATAGAAGGGAGCGGATACCAAGCGTTTAATCCCGAAACCGAGGAAATACAAGCAGTTACGGGTCGGGGGGAGATTAGAGGTTTATCAACAGATACCAAACCGCAAGACGTTCCATTATATACTTTCTTTTTAGAAATAGATACTGGAAATTTATATTATTATAATCATGAAGGAGAGTGGGTGTTATTTGACTAATGGACCCAATTACTTTAATTTTAGCTCGAAATTACACTGATGAAAATAGGGCGAGTATTCCGGTCGCTCATGTAGCTGCATTAGAAATTGAAAAAACTCCATTAAGTGGAGAAATGTTATTAAAATGGGAAAATCCTTCAGATTTAATAGTAGAAGACCCAAATGGAATAAAAATACCAATTACAAACTTTGAAAAAGTAAGAGTGTTAAGAAAAGAAGGAAGTTATCCAGAACACCAGTTTGATGGAACAGAAATATATGAAGGGCAGGAAGAACAAGTTCTTGATGGTGGACTAGATAATGATATAACTTATTATTACGCAGTGTTTGCATATTCAGAATTGGGGGGTTATATAGACCCAGTACTTGTTAGTGATATTCTTAATTTAATGGAGAACGAAGAAGGTATT